ACACACACGACACAATTGCTTTAGCTTTTTCAATCACTGAAGAAGCGATTGAAGATAATTTGTATGACAGACTTGCGTCTAGATATACAAAAGCTTTAGCAAGATCTATGTCCAATGCGAAACAAGTAAAAGCAGTAACACCTTTGATTCAAGGTCTTCCTTCAACGGATAATTTTGATTCTGGTGATGCTGTATCTTTGTTCTCAACTAATCACCCAACGGTTAGCGGAACAGTAGTTAAAAATACTTTAACAACGCAAGCAGACTTAAACGAAACATCATTAGAGCAAGCATTGATTGACATTGCTGGCATGACTGATGAACGTGGAATAAGAGTCGCAGCGAGAGGACTAAAAGCAATTGTTCCTTCAGCTAATCAGTTCAACATTGAGAGATTGATGAAATCTCCTGGTAGAACTGGAACAGCAGATACTGATATCAACGCATTAGCATCAATGGGAATGCTTCCTCAAGGTTATAGAGTGAACAATTTCTTAACTGACACTGACAGTTGGTACATCATTACTGATGTCCCTAACGGTATGAAAATGTTCCAAAGAGCAGCTTTAAAAACTGCTATGGAAGGTGATTTCGATACTGGCAACGTTAGATACAAAGCTAGAGAAAGATACTCGTTTGGAGTATCCGACTATAGAGGTATCTTCGGTGTAGAGGGTGCGTAATCCAAAATAAATTTGTGGCGGGACATAGTTCCGCCACATTTTGCAAATAAGGTAAGAAATGCTTAAAAAACTCCTAGTACAGATATGGGCTTATGACTATCACGCTAAATTTGAAGTTTTAGCGGGGGATAATCGTGAATCTATTGAACAATCTATCCTTGACAAATTAGGAGATAAAGAGTATAAAGTGGGAATCAACGGGAATGTTTAGAAACACTCCCCGTAGAATAACCTATGAGGAGGTTAGTAATGACCGAAGACCTATACAAACAAAAGAGGTCCTTGGAGTTAGGGTGGCAGTATGAGTATAATCAACACGGAAAATATACTCTTAATATGGTCGAAATTGATGAGAAAATCAAAAGTATCATCACCCAGATCAAAGCTGAAGAGTTTAAAATTGCTGATAGAGAAAATAAAATTAGTGATTCAGCCCCCGAAGTTTCTGTGGCAACTTAGATAAACGCCACATCGCTGAAATCGTACTTTTATGCAGGGATCTCTTGCACTCTATATAAAAATAACATATAAATTCACCACTATACAAATTTTAAATAAAAATAAATGTAGACGCGTATAGTCGACATCCCCTAGGGACTACATTTATATATTCTAGGAGGAATATTATGGCAAACACAACATTTAATGGATCAGTACGATCTGAGAACAATTTTAAAGTTATCAGTAAAGCTGCATCCACAGGACTAGTCTCTGATCGAACGATCGGTGACGGATTGAAAGACTCTCGAAGATATTATCTTGATGAGTATTTTAATCAACTTCCTGCTATTAACGCTTACCTACAAGGCTCAGAAACAAAAGACTGGGGTAGCATAGCGGATGGCAATGAAGCAACAGAAGACTTAACAGTTACAGGTGCAGCACTAGGAGACTATGCGGTAGCAACAATGAGTATTGATGTTACAGACTTAACTATAACGGCATCAGTAACAGCATCAAACGTAGTTACAGTTGTTTTAGGAAACTTTACAGGTGGTGCGATAGATCTTGGATCTGGAACATTAACAGTTAAAGTTTTTAAAGCTGGTTCAACAGGAGTAGGTAAAAACGTTAACTTTGAAGTTTTGGGAACTAACATGACAACAGCACTAGCTACTAGAAATGCTACTGTTGCAGCAGTTACGCTGACAACAGCAGGTGCTGACCAAGACCAAGCAATTTTGGCTCCACACTTAGACAGTGGACAAACAGCTTGGACAGGTGTTGTTTGGGGCACTGAAAACCAAACTGAATGGGAAGGTCTAGTTCGAACAAGTTCGGCTATCGACAACCAAAAAATTTGGGCTGGTTTAAAACTGACTAATGATCAACTGCCTCAAACGGATGCAGATCAGGCGTATTTTTATTTTTCAACTGATGCAACGAATGGGCAAGTATTTTCAACTTATTCACCATTGTATTTTATTCATTCTAATAATGGCACTGACTATCTAACTAACTTAGGTATCACAGTGGCGGCAGATACAAATTATCATTTAAAAATTTCGATTGATAGTGATAGAAAACCATCTGTTTTTGTGAATGGTAGACAATACAGTGTAACAACAAGTGCAATAACGGCTTTTGATAACACAACTTCAGTTACTGGGACAACTCAGGCAACTATTGCAGCGAATTATTCAGCTACCAATGCTAACACTCAAAAGGGTGCAGCGTTGAAAGATAACATTGATTTAATTCCTTACGTAGGGATTGAAGCTGGCGACGGCGCGGCAGCAGCAGTAAACGTTAGTTATAGTACAATTAGCAGACTACTGTTTGAATAATAAATAAACTTTAAGATGGGGCTTCGGCCCCATCTAGTAATCTTGATTAAGGAGGGATTATGGCAAATACAGTAACAGGACCAGAAGTTTTACAAGAAAACGACAAACGAGTAGTAATAAAAATAGTTGTAGAATCAGACGGTAGCACAAGCACAACGGTATTTTTTGATTCTTCAGCACGTACTCGTGCTGGTGTTGCACAACTCGGAGCTTTGCAAAGAATTTGGTTTGCATGTGACTCTGGAGATGGCGGTGACTCACACGCTCGTTTAGACTTTGAAGATTCAGATGGTGATAGACCTTTACTTGGTTTAGTGGGAACAGGATACTGGGACTTTAGAGAATTTGGTGGACTACCACCAAGCACTGATGCTAACACAAATGGTGATATTAATGTTGTGATACCGTCTCAAGCAGATGATGGTAACATGTACACAGTTATAGCTGAGTTTATTAAAACACCATCATAGGAGGTAGCATATGGCTAATACTACTTCTGGAACAGTCACTTTCGATAAGACATTTGCTGTTGATGAAATAATAGCAGAAGCTTATGAGAGAATTGGTTCTCAAGTAACTTCTGGATATCAATTAAAAACAGCAAGACGATCTTTAAATATTCTTTTTCAAGAATGGGGTAATAGAGGTTTGCACTACTGGGAAGTAGCGGAAACTAATATTGATCTTATTGAAGGACAAGCGGAATATATTTTTTATAGAGCATCAGGTGACGGAACAAGTTCTTCAACAAATGCTTCATCAAGTGTTTATGGAGTAGCAGATATTCTTGAAGCAACACTTAGATCCGACAGAACAGCAACAGGTCAATCTGATTCTGCTCTTACAAAAATAGCTAGATCTGCTTATTCAGCATTATCAAGTAAACTTTCTAAAGGAACTCCATCACAATATTTTGTTCAACGATTCGTGGACAAAACAACTTTAACCGTTTATCCAACAGCAGATTCATCTAATGCATCTAAAGACTTACATTTTTATTATGTAAAAAGAGTGCAAGATGCAGATGCAACTTATACAGACGCAACAGATGTTCCATACAGATTTGTACCTTGTATGGTTTCAGGACTTGCATTTTATTTATCACAAAAATTTAACCCACAATTAGTACAACAAATGAAATTGTTGTATGAAGACGAGTTAACACGAGCATTAGCAGAAGATGGTTCTTCAGCTAGTACTTATATAACTCCGAAGAATTACTACCCGAATATATAATGGCATACGCAAGAGGAAAATACGCACAGGCAATATCAGACCGATCAGGAATGGCTTTTCCATATAATGAAATGGTCAGAGAATGGAATGGTATGTTTGTTCATAAATCTGAATTTGAAAAAAAACAACCACAATTAGAACCAAGACCTCATGGTGGAGATGCACAGGGATTACAAAATATAAGATCAGATAGAACAGAAAATGCCGTAGCACAGTTATTACCACATGATCCGTTTACCACGTACGCGGCTTCATCAGGTATCATAAATGTTTATGCGCCGAATCATGGGCTGACAAATGGATCAACGTACAGATTTAGAGGAGCACCAACAGTTTCAGATGGATCTGCAGGATATGGCGATCCAGTTAGCTTTGATGGCATAGCAGGATCAAATATTGCATATGCTTCAGGCTATGCTATTACTACAGGTAAATATGTTAGCGGTAGTAGAGACACGGATCAAACAGACGATTGGTTTTATTTTACAGTTAACACAAACACTGCAACAGCAGGTAGCGTGAAAGGAGGAGGGTTTCCAGTCTCAGTAGGACCAGTAACTCTTAGTGCATAATGGCAGGATTTACATATTCAACACTGACAACAGCAATTCAGAATTATACTGAAGTTGGAACAGGTGTACTTTCAAGTACAATTACAGATCAATTTATAGACAATTCAGAACTTAGAATTCAAAGAGATATTCCAATTGATGCAGATCGAAAAGAAGTTGTAGGTAATTTGGTTGCTTCAAAAGACAATGTTTATGCGCCAGCTGGAACATTGTTTGTTAGAGGAATACAGGTTTATACTTCAACAACAGCAGCAAC